CCGCACCCGCACCATGGATCCAATCGCCGCCACGAAGCGGGAAGCGTTCCCCATAGTTTCGTATATAAAGATATCCTTTAGGATCTTGTGAATATGTCCCATTACTTAAGGTAATCGGTGCAATTGCTGCCTGCAGCATTGAAGCTGGAATGTTATAGTCTGATTTTTTAGTTAAACCTTTCCAATTGGCAAGTTGAAGATATCCGTAACTTCCATTATCTCCAATCGGTCCGGCATATTTTGTGATCTCATTGGAGATCACCGGATCGCCAATATCACCCGAAGAATTTTCATCTCCAGTGGCCGTTGAGTCGAATCTAACCCCCGTATCGGGCCAACTCGTTTCGGCAAGATTAAAATTATTATCTGCTGGCATAAGTATTTTGCCGTCTACCAGTTTTAGCCCATCCACCCATTCCGAGACATTGCCAACAAGATCGGCAATGCCGGTAAACGTATTGTTATGCCTCCACGATGCAGGCCCTGAACCGGTCAGGATCCTTGCAGTCCCGGATGTCGTACCAGGAGCAACGCCGTCCTGCCTGGTGCCGGTTTCATATGTTGCCTCGTGTGATCTACCGTAATTTGTGTTACCTCTTGGCTGAAACCCATTTTTAAGGCACCACAGCGCAATGGCTGCCCACTCCCAGTTAGTCATTAAATGCCATCCTGCACCTTTTGAGGTGCAATAGGTCTTTGCAGTATCAAAATTTACGGAGGCGGTTGGGTCCACACCAGGTATCGAACAGGCCCTGCCGTCATATACCTTGCTTTGGAATGCGCCTATAAATATCTCCGATTTTTCTATGCCGCCAACGATAAAGGCGGGATGCACGCCCGAGCCATAAATTGGATCAATATCCTGCAGATTAAATTTCGGTATTCTCACCATATAAGATGGAAATCCTTTGTCATCATACAGAATAGTCATTTGCCCTCCAGTTGCGGCCTCGACTGATGCTCTTAATGTGTCCTTAGTAAATATTACTGGCATTCTACGCTACCTCCTCTTCCTCTTTTTGATATTGCCACAAAACTAATTCCACCGATTCGAGATCAAGTGGAATTTTGTTCATGCTGTATATTGGGTTGCCCTCATCATCAAGCTCGTCGGTTTCTACAAGTTCATATTTTGCAGGTGGAATTATTATTGAAGCAACATATGCATCGCCTAACCCAATAATCAGCTCCCCATTTTTCCTGCAAATATCTATAATTGTCTGGCTGTCTTTCTGCTCCTCCTCCAGGTCAATTTCTATATTTTCTACTGTTAATTTTGTCCCCTCTAAAGCTACTTCCGCATAAGGTCCAGGTTGAATTTTGGTAGTTATCATCACATCACCCCCTATAAGCTGAACTTCTTCGCTGTCCAGCGCACCTTGACGTTATCGGCAGTGCCATTCAGGCAAATCTTAAAGCCATTTGATTGCCTTTCATCCGCATAAACATATCCAAGCTGAAACCCACCGCCTGTAAAATCATATACGTCAAGGTCGATGGCATAATTAGTATCAAGCATATTAAAAGGCAATGACACATATACGAATGGCGCACTTGTAAAAGACGTTAGAGCATTCGGTTCAAGTCTTCTTACATCAGTTAGTGTAACGTTGCTAATATATGGATCATTGGCTTCGGTATTGCCAGCAGGGACAGTTACACGATACAGCGGAATCCCGTTGGCTGGGACAGATTCATCCAACCCTGTGCAGAAAGCTTCCCATTTTGTAGCACCCATAGCAAGATATATGTAGCAATATTTTGCCATGCCAGATGAGTTACTTGGTATCGCAGCGCCATTTGTTTCTGCCTCGATTGGGATGATCATCCCACCTGCAAAGGCCTGCCCGCTCGCCAGATTGATATTTCTAGTTGCCGTGGCCGATTTTGTTATCGTACAACCCGAAATGATCCCCTTGTTTTCGATTATCACTGTGCCCGTTTGGAATCTCTTGGTTAAAGTCTTGACGATTTCCCTGTTCGCTAAACTCCCAAGGTCCATTGCCTCCAATAGAGTCCCCAAGATTGCATTTTGCATGTCAGGGCTAACGCCTTCTACCTGCTCCTGCAAATATGCAAGCATGTCTGCCAAAGTCGGTTTGTCACCTTTGGCATCATCAATTTCCGTTTCGCATCCTACCACGCGAGTGTCGAGATTCGAAAAATTGGCATCTATCTTGTCATATTTCTCATTCCATGCACTAGGCACGGCCGGAAACGAATCCGGATGTCTGCCTATTGTGCTGTACGGTAATGCCATGCATCTTCACCTCCATTAAAATCTGATTTTAATTTCCACTTCATAGGTCTCGTCTGTATCTTTAATTTTTGGAGAAAAACACCTATAGCCTATTAAATACCCGCTTTCATCTAATAGCCCCACCTCCGAAATTCTAGCGCCAACAAGCTCGTCTTTTTCGAGCCTCCCAGTCCCCGTCACGCTCATTGGATCTTCTTGCGTAACATTACTCAGCTCTTTTCTAAGCCGTTCGTGATATAAAGTAGTACGCGCCGGATCCATAGCTTTTGGCGTAAGATCTGTATTATGCCCACCATCGCCAAAAGCCATATATTTAACTTTCGGCAGTGCCGATCCGTCATACATATGTTTTGCAAGCCTTTGACGAAATTGATTTATTATCACCGCTTCAGCCATCTTTTCCCACCTCCTTCCTATAAATACGTTATCTTTGCCGAAGCCCTTGGCCCAGAATCGCCGACATTCCAAGAGCCATCAACAAAAATATTTTCATCATACCCGACAACCACGCCCCCTACTGGTGCCTGCGCATAGGTCGCGTAATTTACAAATCCAAATGCCTTCATGGGGTTTAAGCCTATATCCCAAGTCCCATCAACCAAGAGCCCTAATGGATGGCCTCCAACGAGCCACGATCCATCTACAAGTTGTCCGTCTATTTTCGGTTCTACTACATCATGTGGTTTTTTAGCATACATCCATTCCCAAGATGTTTTATGGACTTCTTCCCATGACGGATTAAGCACCCCCGTGATGATGTTTTTTGTAATGTATTTTCGAGCTACGACATTAACCGTATTTGTATATCCGACCTGCCATGAGCCGTCAGCCCTCAAGGGGATACGATCATCTTCACGTAGATCCCAAGGGTGCCCTATTGAAACGATATGAGGGATAATCGTAAGAAATCCTTCTGCCATGCATGGATAAACGGTTTCTACTGGTTCAAAGAAGATAAGTTCCCCTACTTTCCACGAGCCGTCTGCGATGAGTTGTCCAGTAGTATCAATCGTGTATGGTTTCGGGTCTGGCCCAACGACCCATGAACCATCAACCATGAGCCTGCACCATGGATAGTATTTTTGAGCTTGCATGAGCATGTAAAATCTTGGCATTGTACATTTTACTAATATAGCCATATCCAGGTTTAGCTTCATGATATAAAACCAAATTGGCCATGCCCGTGCAGGCTTCATTTCTTCGATTGCCCATTTTATTTCGTTTAGCCATTCTGTTCTTGCAGCCTCAGCCAAATCTAGCTTAACAGCGAACTGTGCCCAATGCGGTATGTCAGGCCATCCAGATATGTCATATGATCTTTGTATTATTTTCGGAGAATTGTCGGTTACTAACCATGTACCGTCTGCAAAAAGCATCCCAGCATTAAGATATGCCTGCTTGGCTTCATGATATTCGATAATTTCAACGTCGCTATAGCCTAAAACACCGAGTAATCCCAATATCCCTGCTTTTGTGCCTTTTATTTGATGCCACGCAACAAATTCTCTAATTAGCCCACGTTTGATTTCTTCAGCCCAATTGGGATCATATAAATCTACGTGAAACTGCCATGCCAGCAAATCCAAAACCGAGTTAGGGAGTTCATCTATCCTTGGGATTATCAATGCGTACTTTATATCGCCTGTGACTCCCTGTAACTCATCATCTATTGCCTTCGCAGCATCTACTGCTGATTCATCTGCCTTTACACTTTCAGGCAATATATCTAACAAGCTCAGCTCTTCAAGATTAATCATCTTCTAGCCCACCATAAGTTATATTGGTAGTTATGTCCTTCGCCACCTGATATTGTTCAAGTTTAACGAATACAGGTTGTGTTATTTGCGCTCGCTTGGCCCCTGCATTTACGATTCTCCTCGTCAGTTCAGACGGATTTATGTCCCTGCCAAGCTTTTCTTTCTGCCATGCCTTAAACTGAGCAGTTGCGTCCTCTACAGCGGACTGAATGTTGCTTACCAAAGAGGCATCGTCTTTTCTTATGTAATAAGTAAAGTTGATCGAATAATTTACTACCGTCGGAGCATGAACATAAACATAATCTGTCAGTGGCCTTTTATTGTCAGCAGAACAAATAGCCTCCACGGCGTCTAATATTTCTTGGCTTGGCAACTGCCCACCCTTCAGCAAGGGGCAAATGTTAACCTGCCCAGGCGTAGGAGAATATACGGCAACATCAGCTATATCCTGATGAGCCGTTAATGCCCAATATTCATATGCTCGATAAGGCCCAGCCGTAGAAAATGATTCCGGCACAAGTCTAATGCGCTCCCTGAGCGATTCGTCGCTTTCTATGTCCAAGCCGCCTGTGGTCTCTGTGATATTTACTGCAGAAGCCACATAAGGTATAGGGTCCATTAATCTTTTTACCTGTCCGGGCAAAAAGTCATTCCCTGCTTCCCCAGCAGTTTGGCATTGGGCATTAACATCGACAAATAATGCCCCGGCAGGCACTTCTGCGTATTTAATTGTGGCGAAGACAATGTCGCCCGACTCGGTGCGTACTCTGGTATTAGCAGGAATAGGGGTAACTGCTTGCCTTTGTTCCGAAAGAGTAAATCTTATTGTCGTAACGGCAGGTTTAGCTGCAATTCGCTCAACGCCCAATAAAGCGCCTATGTGATCAAGGTAATCCCCGCTGGCATATGCAAGTAAGTTTTGTTTGGCTGAAAAGTCAATCAATGCTCTTTGCTGGATTATGATCGAGGCGAGCGCAAGCAAAAAAATGCGCACAGGATCACCGGGCGCCAGCGTCCTGCCGGCAAGACTTTCATAAGTCGAAATAATTTCGCTTTCTACAAGTTTTGAATCCTTTTCTGCAAATGTAATATCAGGCAGTGAGTTAAGTTGCATTTATCTCCAACCTCACTTTCGGCCTCAATATGCCGTCCATCCCGTCGCCTTCATATTTCACCTCAACCACTCTTGCGCGAGGCTCCCACCTGCGTATTGCCCCCACGATCTCGGCGCTTAATTTAGCCTGTGCGACAGGCATGGGATCATCCAGCATAGTGGCAGATATGCCAAATTCCCTATCGAGCGGGACGGAATATTTCACGGTAGTGAGGATCGTCTTAACGTTCTGCAAAACTTCCTCCTCAATCGTGGTAGGCGAGAAATTTATCTTGTTCGCATCGCTTATTAGACTTATTTCATACATGTCACTTATACTCCTTCAGCTCAATATCCACTTCTGCCACCAGTACATTCCCCCGGTTATCTACCTGTTTATGCGCCCTCCTGAAATTCTTTATTGCCCAAAGATTTTCCCCATAGCTTTTCCCGCCGATCACCAGCGACACAGGGCTGCCTGAACGCTGAACCAGCCTTAGTTTTTCTATCTCGGCCATAGGGTTAATTCCCAAAGCCACATCAAAACGCATGGTAAAGGTTATCGTATCCAGATCCGGTCCCAAAAATTCGATCTTAGGCTTCTGCAGATGGATCTCGTGTTCTGCTATTCTAATTGAGGAAGTTTGCTCAAAATTATCAAACGTAAGAACCTTGTCGCTTGATACAGAAAAAATAATTATGTTATTCAGCCTTTCATCGCCTATTGCCCCAATCATTTATGACCACCTCCTATTGCGGAGGATCCGTCGGGCCGCCGCTGTCATTTTCGGGATGCACGTGATTCTTTAGGCTTATCCCGTCGGCGATCACGTCTCCGGTGACGTTGACATTCCCGGTTGCAGCTATATTGACAGGACCATTCACATTTATGTTCACGACCCCTGACGGCACATCAACTGTCAACAGGTGCTGAGCTCTGTCATATTCGATATATGTCCCGTCATCGAAAAGCATGGCACGTTTGTCGTTGGTTTTGAGATCAGGTTCGTTGTTTGCCGAATATAAAGATCCCAATACAAACCCGCTTGCGTTGCCTGTAGGCAAAAAGGCGCATAACACGTATTCGCCAATGTCAGGCATCCAATAAGCTCTATTCTTTAGCGTTTGGGTTTGGAGCACCGAAAGCTCGTAAGAAACTAAATTGTGTGCTTCAAAGACTACTCTTGCTGTTGCCTTTTCGGGGTATACAGCAGACACTTTGCCTACCCGCAAAACGCCTTTTATGTTATCCATCAATACCCCTCCAGCGTCCTGCGCAGCTCTAGCTTTGTTTCATAGGCAGGTCCGGAGTGCGTGGCGCTCTCAATCGCATATTTGCCGTCAAACTTGCCGAAGCCCGCCAGAGAAACATTGACCCCGGCGACAAGCGTGGGATTGCCAAACAGGGTCATACTTGCCGTATTTTCCGATGCGTTAGCCTTGCGCAGCTTTCTTTTGCACAGCTTTTCCGCTTCAGCTATACTGCTTACTCTTTCGTTTATGACGAGGGTCTTTTTGGTTGGCGGAGCGTTTGGCGGAGTAAAGGTATATGTTATCGGTTCTTCCCATGCAGTCGGTTGGTATTCGACCCTCGCGGCAGAATATATCTTTCGCATAGAAGACGAAAAGGAATAGGAGATGATGTCGGATGTGCCTCTTGTTATCGTTGCTATACTGGGGGCCGCATCGTATTTCTCGTCATCCAAAATTATGATTTTATCGCTTGATACCTTTAGCCTTAGTGCGGCCTTATCACACAGACCCTGAAGAAATGGTAAATCGGCCTCCTCCGACTGCTCTATTCTGTCATACTCCGGGTCATAATCGCTATCGAACATAAGCTCAAGCTGTGCGTCTGTCGCGATGTCGCCGGCAATGGCAGACAGCATGGTATCTTCCCACGCTCTCGTCTTCGTCTCATCTACGAGCGAAGACCTCACCGGTACGGACACGCCTTTCAACGTCATGATATCCGGTGGCCCATCATAGGCTATCTCATCTATTTCAAAGGAACCTAACGGCAAAATGTGTGTAGTATTTGGGCTGTTCCAATCATAGACAATCAATGATGCCGTCAGTCTGGCGCCTTTTTGTGGATACCAACTTGTACGCCATAATCCTTTCTTGTCGTCCAATACAACCTGCAAATCGTCTGCCTTTTGGTCAGAGTTATCCTGATACGAGAAACTAATAAGATAATCCTGGAGGTCAGCAGTGATGTTCACATTGTTATATGTCAGCGATAAAGTCGCACGCCTTAGCTTGCTCATGCTACGCGCCTCGCTTCCACGGGGGGAGCGTTTTGGGCAGTTCCACCTGAATATCCGGAATATTCAACACAACATCTGCAGGGAATACAACATAAAGCAAATAAGCAGGATTGGCATCCAGCAGCGTATGCATATATAATTCCGCACCTGACTGCTCGCCATAAACCTTATAAGCAATGTAATCCCATGTATCTCCCTGCACCGTTGTATATTTACGCATAGCTCAATCTCCCCTGCTGTGCCAGGAAGGCCTTAAGCCTGGCCTCAAATTCTTCCTGTGCCTTTCTTTCGGCTCTAAGCACTTCGCTCCTAATTTGCTCCGGGTTAACCCCGCCTTGCTCGTAAATGTTTATAACAGGCGATGCCGGCGAATAGGTAATGTTAATTGGCGGAGCCGTAATCCCAGTTCTGCTTTCCCTGATGGCATCCAGCAGCCGGTCTAACGGCAATATCGCTTCCGGACCTTTTTCTGCCACCATAGCTACATGCGGGGTTGAGAATACGCCACCCTCGGCGTGTCCTGGCACAGGCGCAGGAGCTGCTGCCGGAGCCTTTATCTGCCCGATCATCTGAATGTTTACGCCCTTGCCCCCGACTATCGGCAGCCAGCTTGGAAGTTTTATCTTGTTGAGCTTGTCGAGGAACCAGTTGACCTTATCTATCACCCAGTTAAGGGCATTTGTAACAGTCTGGAATACCGACGAAGCCCCAGAGGTGATGATATTCCAT